CCGCAGTAGTCTAAGGAGGTAAATCATGACTCAGGCACTTGGAAATATCACCTCTGCGAACGCGCAGATGTACCTCGTGGTAGACCAGCTCTATCCCGCAGGCGTACCCATCACCAACTTTTCGGCTGACTCCATGATGACCTCCGACGACATGGAAATCGCGCAGGTCAGGATGGGAGTTGACGGCGGCATGGCGGCAGGCTACGTAGCCAACCCCTACGCTGTAACCATCACCCTTGAGGCTTCCTCGCCGTCCCTTGAGACCATGCAGTCAATCCTTCAGGCGATGAAGGTCAACAAGAGGACTTATGAATGCAAGCTGGTAGTTACCATTCCTGCAAGCGGTCAGGTTCACGTGTGGTCTCACGGAGTGCTCACCAACGGCAACCCCGTTCCGGCTCCGAAAAAGGTTCTTGACCCGACTTCGTGGAAGTTCCAGTTCCAGGATTACAGCGTACAGGGAGCGTAACACATGCGGAAGGAAGAGATTATCACGATTAACGACCGTGGCAATGAGCTGACCTTCCGCATCCGCGAGATGCCGGCCACTCAGCTTGAGGGCTGGCTTTTCCGCGTCGGAACGGCACTTGCGTCCACCGGCTTCGCGAAGACCGAGGACATCGCGGACGGCATCGACACCACGAAGTACATCGCGAACTTCCTGGTGAAGGATGGCCTGCGCTTCCTCGGCAATCTCGATTATGAGAAGGTCGTAAAGCCTCTCGTTGATGACCTGTATTCATGCGTTGAGCAGAAAGTCGGGGAGGCGTACCTCGCGGTCACTGCCGACAACATCGACAGCAAGGTTGAGGACATCAGGTCGCTTTTTGCGATACAGAAGGCGGTCATTACCCTGCACCTCGGTTTTTTCGGACTTGGCGGAGCCTCAGCCTCCGCGAAATCCCCCAGCCCCGAGGCTTCAGGGCAGCCCAAACCGCGAATTGTTCCCCGCTCTTCGCGCCCCTCATAATCAACCACTACGCAACTCTGCATGAGCTGCAGACGGTTTACGATTACGAGGACGCGCTGATGATGCTGGAGTGCATGCAGGTAGACAGCTACAACCAGTGGGCACTCCAGCAGGCGGCAGAAAGGGAGGCAGGACATGGCAACCATTATTGACAAGGTCATGATTGCGCTGGGCATTGACGCCAGCGGAATGCAGACAGGCGCAGACGAGTCCGGCAAGCAGATTGACCGCGTCGAGAAGAAAGCGGACGAAGCGAAAGCGAAACTTGCTTCCATTGGGCAGTCTGTTGACGACTTCGGCAAGAAGGCAGGCCATGTCCTGATGGGTTTTGTCGCCCCTGTCCTCGCCGCCGTCTCTGTCGGAAAGATGATAGGCGGCTACTTCTCTGACCTCGCCGCCGTCGCGGAAAGTACCGGAGCGTACAACAAGACGCTGGAGGAGACACGCCTCAAGAAGGCTCAGCTTCAGCGCATCTCGAAGGACGACATCGAGTTTTACAAGAAGAGCAGAGAGGCTCTTGTAAAGTTCAATATCGCGATGGGCGACTTTGCCGCCGCCGCCATGCGCTCCGTCATGCCCGCGATGGAGAAGATGATTGGCTGGCTGGGGAAGGTTACGGACTGGGTGTCGCGCAACCCCGACAACATCATCAGGTTCATGAGGGTGCTCGGCGCGGTCGTCGGCACTGTGCTCATTCCGGTCTTTGTCCGCTGGGCGGCAGTCCTGCTCGCGAACCCCATCACGTGGATCGTGGGCTTGGTGCTTGCGCTTGCTCTCGCGATTGATGACCTCGTGGTCTACCTCAAGGGCGGCAGGAGTTCGCTTGACGCTCTGTGGAAGTCAATGGGGCTGGTCAAGGGCGACACTGCCGCGCTTGCGAAAATGATTGCATGGCTGAAGGATACCGGCCTCAGTCTCGCAAAGGCTCTCGGAGTCCTGCTGGCCGCTTTTACCGCATTCAAGGTCGTAACCGGCATCATCAACGGCGTTAAAATCGCATGGACGGCCTTCACCGCCTCAGTCTGGGCAAATCCGCTCACTCTCGCTCTCGGCCTCGTCGCCCTTGCCGCGTGGATGCTGTACAAAAACTGGGACGACGTCTGCGAGGGTACAAAGGCTCTCGGAGAAGACGTTGCCGACTTCTTTGTGTCATGGGGGCAGGGTATCGCCGATGGCTTCTCCGCGCTCTCTGACGATATCGCCAGCGCATGGGATGCCGTTACTGATTTCTTTGCTGACCTCATCGGGCAGGGAGCGAATGCCCTCTCTGACTTCGTGTCGCTCTGTTCTGATAAGGCAGCAGAAGCGGGAGACGCTATCAGCACCGGGTTCAGCGGCACATGGCAGGGCATTCAGGACGGGGCGGAGGCTCTTGGCTCCGACATTGGTTCAGCCTTTGACTCCGCGCTTGACGCTGTCGGCGGCGTGTGGCAGGGCATGAAGGACGGAGCAGGTGCGGTCGTTGACGACATCGAGAACGCGTTCAGCGGCCTGACCTCGTGGTTTTCCAGCCTCTGGAACAAGATCACCGGCGTCTTCGGCTCGGCGATTGACGGCATCAAGAGCAAAATTTCCGGCGTTGCCGGAATGTTAGGCATTGAGATGGGAGACAGCGAAGAGAAAAAGACAGGCGGTGGGCTGCTGACTCCGGAAGAGTACGAAAAGCAGAAGCAGATCGCGCTGGCAGGCGCAAAACGCAGGGAAGCAGCAGCCTCCGCCGCTCCTGTCCCGACTGCCGATGGCAGGAAGCAGACTGTTGTGGGCGGCGTGCAGGCAGTCCTTGCCGGCGCAGGCAGGGCGCAGGCTGTCCGCATGGCTCCGGTCTCCTCCTCCAGTTTCTCGTCTGTGCGCAATTCCTCACAGACCTCCAGCGTCCGCAACGACAACCGCAGGCAGGAGGTCAACATCACCATCAACGGCAATGCTGACAGGGGCACAGCGCAGCAGATTGGCAATACCGTCAGCGACACGTTCAAGTCCGGCGCCATGTCGCCCGTGCAGTAAGGAGGAGCCATGTTTGAGACTGTCATACGCGGATACGGAGCCATACAGAACAACTATCAGGCTCTTCAGGGTTTCAATGCGCCGAAGGAGTCCGGCTGGGCAATCTGCAAGAGTGAAGATCTCTCTGATGCTGTCGAGTTCAGCGTCTTCATGAATATGGACTACAGCGGCGAGTGCAAGATCATCTCCTCGCCTGTCGAGGAGGGCGGTTTCGTCTCCTACAACCGCACCTTGGCGCCTGCCGCCATCGGTCTGCAGGTCGCCATCAAAGGTCTGCCCGATGAGCTTATGAGCTCACTGACTGACCTTGAGGTGATGATGGAGCAAACCGACCTGCTGACACTCATCACGCCTGACAATGTGTACCAGGACTACAACATGGTCAAGCTCCAGTACAGCCGGAAGCCTGAGGACGGCCTCGATGTGGCGTACATCGACATCGGCCTCGAGGAGGTCCGGCAGGTGGAGAGCAAGTACACGAATACCAAGGTCGCGCCGGAGCAGAAGCGCGGCAGGGTGCAGGCGAAGAGTACCAGCACGTCGTCAGCTTCGGGCAAGACGAAAAAGACCGGAGAGACTTCCGCTCTTACATCGCTCAGAGATTACTTCAGAGGCTAGGAGGAGCAGATGATACAGATACCGCTTTCGGCTTATCCGAATCAGTCGATGCAGATTGATCTTGACGGGCAGGTCTGCACGCTCCATGTCTTTGAGCGTGCCGGATTTATGTACCTCGACCTGACTGTCGGGCGGGCTCTGCTCGCGGAGGGCATGCTCTGCCAGCCGACAACGCCTGTCCTGCCGTATCCGCTCAGGGGCTTCCGCGGACAGTTTTACGTGATTGACGCTCAGGCAGGCACTCCGCAGACGCAGGAGTCTCCGGCTTTTGCTGAGTGGGGCACGCGCTTCCAGCTGTACTGGCTCTCTGACGATGAGGTGGAGGCGCTCCATGATTAACACCTCTTTCGTCCGCCGTCAGCTCCGTGTTGTGATACAGCTGTACAAGGGTGAGTTTGAGGACGGCGGGAACACAAAGACGATTGAAGACCTTGCCATGACCTGCTCCATTCAGAAACTTGCATATCCGGAGTGCGGGAAGGCGTCTGTAGAAATCGCGGGTATGAGGCTTGCGGACATGGAGCAGCTGTCAACGCTTGCGTTTGATCCGCTCTACGTGAAGAACAACCAGCTGACAATTTACGCCGGAGACGAGTACCACGAGTTCTCGCAGGTATTCAGCGGCACAATCACGAAAGCTGGAGCGGATTTTAACGCCGCTCCTGACGTGAAGTTTAAGATGGAAGCCTCTGTCGGCTACTTCGGGCGCATGATCGCCAAAGGCCCGACTGCCATCAACGGCACGCAGAAGGCTGACGCCTTCATCAAGGGGCAGATGGAGCAGGCGGGGTTTACATTCCAGAACCAGGGGGTTGACACCCAGATTTCAGACTGCGTGTTCAGCGGTTCCCCGGTACAGCAGGCTCAGCAGTGCGCCAGCCAAATCGGCGCAGACCTCATCATGGACGACGGCGAGGCAGTCCTTGTGCCGACAGGCGCGGGCAGGGAGGGCGAGACCGTCGTGCTCTCGAAGGACTCCGGCCTGCTCGGCTATCCGACAATCACGCAGAACGGCGTTGAGTGCAAGGCCATCTTTGACCCTGCCTTCAAATTCGGCGGGCTGATACAGCTTGAGACGATTGTGCCGAAGGCTTCCGGCACATGGCGCATTGTGAAGCTGACGCACAAGCTGTCAGCGAACGGTTCAGACGGCTCATGGGAGAGCCAGATTACAGGCTTCTACCCAAACAAATCACCTAACGGGAAATACGCGTAATGGCACAGATTGACGACCATACCAAGCGCGGCCTTGATACCGCGTACAGCGACACCGGAGCATACAACGCCCTCGACTTTGCGATGGAGCAGAAGCTCAGGAACGGGCTGACCACCTCATTCGTGGGCAGGGTTGACGCCTGCTCCGGCAAGGGTTCTGACGATGGTTCCGGAAGCGTCTCCGCCACACAGCTGACAGCTCAGGCTGACGCCAGCGGCAAAAGCCTCCCCATGCCCAGCATGAGCAGGCTGCCGTATGTCAGGGTTCAGGGAGGCATCGCCGCGCTCATCATCGACCCCGTCCCCGGAGACATCGCGCTCTTCTCATCATGCAAGCAGGACATATCGGGCATAAAACAGGGCACTGACGCTCCGGTTCCGGCAGGCTCCTACCGCCAGTTCAGCCAGTCAGACTCCGTCATGGTCGGTGCGATCCACACCAAAAAACCGGAGGTGTGGATTGAGATAAAACAGGACAAGACCGTCATCATTCACGCGCCAAAAGGCTGTAAAATAGAGTCTGATGAAACTGTAGAGGTTACAGCCAAAAAAGTTGACATCACTGCGCCGGAGGTGAGCATCACCGGAGATGTGACCGTCAACGGAAACATCAAGTCGACCGGCGACATGAGCGCCGGCGGCATATCGCTCCAGTCGCATACCCACAGGGGTGACAGCGGCGGCACAACCGGTAAACCGCAGTAAGGAGGCACTATGGCATACGGTCACACGCTGACGCTTGACGCGGACTGGGATCTCCAGCTTGACGCGGCAGGTAACATCATGACCTCCTCAGGAGATTACGCCGTGGCGCAGAATGTCGCCAACGCGGTCAGGCTTTTCACTGATGACGCATACTATGACGCGGACAGGGGCATACCGCATTTCGCCCTGACGCTCGGCAGGAAGCCTGCGATGAGTGTCTTCCGCGCTGTCGTCAGGCAGGCAGCGCTCGGCGTTGATGGCGTCAGGGCAGCAGAGGTTAAAGACCTCGCGCTCTCGCAGAAGGATGCGCAGAGTCCTGACGGCTCATCGGTCACGCCGCGGACGCTCACCGGAGACATTCAGTTGACTATGGAGGACGGAGAGACATATGGCATTGGCATTTAATCCTGATACAGGCTTTTCGGTTGATGACGTCTCCGATGTACGGGGCGCGGTCGCGCAGGCATGGAAGCAGGCTTTTAAGTCTGACGGCAAGGCGGAGCTGAACACCGAGCCGGAGACGCCTGCGGGGCAGCTTGTCGACTCGCAGACCGCATCGATAGTCCAGAAGGACAGCGAGCTGCTGTACCTCGCGAACATGCTGAACCCACTCAAGGCAACGGGCATTTTCCAGGACGCGCTCGCCGAGATTTACTTCCTGCAGAGGAAGCCCGCCATACCGTCAAGCGCGGTCATAAAGTGCACAGGCCTGCCCGGCACGGTCATACCTGTATCCGCTCAGGTCATGAGCGCCGCTGATGATACCGTCTGGCAGAACACCGAGGCGCAGACCATCGGCGCTGACGGCACATGCGAGTGCGTCTTTGAGTGCCAGTCCGCCGGCCTCATCTCCGCCGCCGCCGGGACGCTCAGCAGGATAAACACAATGGTCGCTGGCTGGGACACCGCAAACAACAAGTCCGCCGCGACTGTCGGGCAGAACGCGGAGACGCAGGGCGCCTTCGAGGCGCGCCGCTACGCGTCTGTCGGCCTCAACAGCCGCGGCACCATCGCGGCAGTCTACGCGCGTGTCGCCAACTGCTCCAACGTGGTCTCCTGCATCGTGCGCGAGAACAAGACTAACGTACCCATCGAGGTTGACGGCTATTTCATCAAGGCGCATTCGGTTTTCGTCTCCGTTGTCGGCGGCAGTGATGAGGATATCGCGGAAGCCATCTACAACTCCTGCTCGGCGGGGTGCGACTACAACGGAAACACTACGGTATCAGTTACCGACAGCGCGACAAAGGCCGTTGAAAATGTAACTTTCTACCGTCCTGACGAGTACGATGTATACGTAAAGGTCACGCTGGCCGGCAGGGACAGCCTGCCCGATGAGTACGAGGCCACGGTTAAAAAGGCGGTCTACGACAACTTCTACGGCGAGAGCACTGCAACTATCGGCGGAGATCCTATCCTGCGTGTTGCTCCGGGCGATACCGTTTTGGCGTCTAGGTTTATCCCCTCCGTCCTCGACTCCGGCATATCGCAGGTAGTAAAGATCCAGGTGTCGGCTGACGGGCAGGCATGGAGCGAGACCGCCTACATGCCCATCACCGGCAATCCAACCCTGACTGCCGACCGCATTACGGTAGAGGTGCTGTCATGAAAGACTTCACGAGTTTTGACACGTGGGATATCGCCGAGACGGTACAGTCTCAGTACGCGACAAGCAAGAGAATGCGCGCGGTCATAGACGCGTTCTGGCAGGCCATCAATCCGAAGAGCGACATTGACCTGCTGTATAAGAAGCTGGTCAATCCGCGTACAGCGGAGGGCTATGGCCTCGACGTGTGGGGCAGGATTGTCGCTATCGGGCGGTCATACCTCGCTGTCGATGACGATACGCCGTATTTCGGCTTTGATCCTCCGGAGGGCGTCAAAAACGAGAGGCTGAACAGCTTCAACAATGCGCCTTTCTACAAAACCATCTACGGCAAGGTGGAACTCGCGGACACGATGTACCGGACTTATGTCTTTCTTAAGGCGCTCATCAACATCGGAGACAGCAGTCTCGCCTCGCTCAACCGCGCCGTCAAGCTGCTCTTTCCGGACGCGGATATCCAGATTTTGCATACGGGCACGATGGTTCTGCGCGTGCTGATACTCTCGCCGTTGTCCGAGTCTGACAAGGCGGCGCTCGACAATCTGCCGTGGCTCCCTGCCGGAGTGGGGCTTGAGATGTATCAGATCATAACGCCGACATTCGGCTTTGCCGGCGCGCCGGAACTCCAGAATTTCAACAACGGCTCTTTTGCGACATACGGCATCACTAAACTTTAGGAGATGATTTATGGCAGTCTTTACCGAGCCTGAAAAGTTTTCAGTCCTCCCCGGCTCCGCGGCGGATACGGGCAAAATACAGTCCGAGGGCAGTACCCTCAATCCGTCTCTTGTCAACCTCTTCCCGGCTATCTACCAGCTTGCCCTCGCGGCAGGCGGCAAGGCTCCGGAGCGCACGACTTTCAACGAGTTTCTGCGCCTGATTTTGCAGAGGCTCTACTTCATTGAGCGCGGCGGCGTGTGGTCATATGACGCGACTGCCGACTATCCGGCCGGGGCGGTAGTGGGCTATTCCGGCTCTCTGTATCTCGCCCTGAAAGACAACGGAAGCGGCACAGACGCCGGAGCGGTCAGTCCTGACGCCGATGGCGAGGTGTGGCAGAAACTGCCCACGCTCGCTGATGTTGCAAAGGCTTTTCTGCTCATTTCTGACGCAGAGGCCGATTACCTCAAGAAGTCAGACGCCGCGGATACGTATCTCTCAAAGTCAGACGCCTCCGCCGACTACCTCAAGAAGACTGACGCCTCCGGCACATATCTGTCAAAGTCTGACGCCTCGGACACATATCAGACTAAGGCCGACCTGTCATCGCAGATAATCACCTCGGTCAGGAGCAACTGGTACGCCACGTATCCTGACGGCGCTGAGGCGCACAACGCGATGTGGGGCGGACGCGACATTACGGCGGCCTTTGACGCCGGAACAGTCTCGGAGCACATCGCCGATGGCACGTTCAAGGACATTTTCCCCGGCGACTACATCACGAAGCAGGTTACCATCAGCGGCACGGCGTACACCGTCAACTGGGTGATAGCCGACTGCGACTACTGGTGGCACAAGGGCGACCAAAACAACGGCATGGAGACTCATCATGTCGTCATTGTGCCGCAGGCTCCGATTTTCAACGCGAACATGAACAACGACAACGTTACGACAGGCGGATACGCAGGCTCGCGCATGTACACGGAGACTATTCCGGCGTGCGCCACGGGCATTGTCAACGCGTTCGGGTCTAGCCATATACTGACGTTCAGGGACTCAATTGTCAGGGCGGTCAATACATCCGCTATCTCATCAGGTGCGCCTATGTGGACAGGCGCGTCTTCTGACTGGGGATGGTATGACGCTCAGTGCAACCTGATGTGCGAGCGAATGGTATACGGCATGCCCGCGTTTTCCTCGTCCGCATGGGAAGCTGGAGTTGCTACCCGTCAAATGTCTGCTTTCCGCCTGAGCGAAAAAGCGATAAACTATAACAGGTCGAACTGGTGGCTTCGCGATGTCGTCTCGTCTGCGGATTTCGCGGGTGTCTACGGCGACGGCCATGCCGGCGCCGGCGGCGCGTCTCACGTGCTTGGCGTCCGCCCCTTCGCCCTGCTCCGCTAATCCTTAATCCGCCGCGCGTAAGCGCGGCATGTGAGAAGCTATGACAGTCTTAAAGCGTTTCAGGTCAGAGAGCAAGATGCAGTTTTACGCGACTGCTCAAAAGTTGCGCAAGGACATCATGACGCTTCTGCTGAAAGACTTCGGCGTGCGGAGCAAGGTCAGACAGCTGGACATCGAGACGCGGCGCATGACGGCTGACGACAGGGCGCAATTCCTCGCGATTGCGGAGCGTTACGGCATCACGGCGGCGGAAGCGGAGTTTCCGGCATGGCTCATCGACTTTGAGAGGCAGAGCCTCGCCGACCTCACTCGGCGGCTTGTGCTCTCCGTAACTGCCGCAAACTCCATCTATCCGACCGCTTTCGCGGACGCGGAACTCAGGCGCAAGCATCAGGACAACGCCATCGCAACCTGCTATCAGCTGTATCAGGAGATAGACTTTGCGGCGCATATCCTGCCCGTTGACCTGACAAAGTACACGCCGCTCTGCGACAGTGTGGAGTACGAAATCGCGCTCCTCAAGGGCTGGCGCAAGTCTGACAACAAGCGCTACCGCGAACTCAAATCTGCGCTATAATCCCCTCGGTCTGTCTCTTATTGTCGTCTCGTCTGCGAATTTCGCGAATGTCAACGGCA